CGGCTCCAGGTCAGGAGCGCGATGGTGGAGAACTCCAAGGGCATCACCGGGCGCGTCACCGTCTCGTCGACGTCGGAGCCGATGATGCTTCCGTTCTGGCTGGAGCACGGCACCAAGGCCCACGCGATCGAGGCCAGGAACGCCAAGGCGCTCTATTTCTTCTGGGAGAAGATGGGCAAGAACGTCGCCTTCAGGCGGGTGATGCACCCGGGCTTCGCCGGCATCCACTACGCCCAGAACGCGTTCAACTCGATGGAGTCCGAGATCATCAGCGCCATCCAGAACTCGGTGCAACTCGCGTTGCTGCGCGACGAGTCCAGGAAGGGGAGGTTCAGCCGCTGATGACTGACAGGCTGAGAACCAGGCGGAGGATTTTAGCGATCGTCATGGCAGCAGCGATCGGACCTGCGTTGTACATGGGCTTTAGGTCATACGATCTTCGCCATTGGATTGAGTTTGCCATTTTGATATTTGGGACTATCGCAGTGTTTCTCTTCCTAAGAAGGTCTGCTGGGGACATCTGACATGAGCATCAACTTTGTGGTCGACATCATCGTCGCCCTGATCGTCGCCGGGTTCATCTACTGGGCGCTGATGCAGTTCGTCCACTTGATTCCGGGACCGCCGGTCATTCATCAGGCTATCCATGCATTGCTGATCGTGCTCGTCGTGGCGATCATCCTGTTCTACGTGGTGATCCCGATCCTGCACTTGCTCGGTGGGATGGCTGGAAGCATCCACCTTCCGTCTCCTGGCAGCCGGTGACATGGCTGAGCGTCCAAACGTCGTCATCCCGAGTCCTGGACCGACACAGCGCGATTTCGTTCGCGAGTTCAGACCGTGGTGGCAGCAGGCCGAGGAGAAATGGTGGGGCAAGTTCGTTCCCGAGAACGTCCGCCACGCCTACGACTCGTCGTGGCGCAGGAGGATATGGAGCATCCAGGCGGCGTGCGACCGCAGGGGACCATGGAAATACGTAGCATTGCTATTCTACATTTCTCTTCTCAGTTTTGTGTTTCCTCTGTTGGCGGCTCAGTTGGTGATCGGAACGGCAGCGAACCTGATGTTCGGCGGAGTGATCTACGTCGTATTCCGACTGTTCAAATTGACAGCAAGGGCAGCCGATGACTACTAGCTCCGTATACGAACCCATCATGGATGGCATGCTCCAACTCCTCCAGGACGCGCTGATGCCTGGCACGTTCCGCTACATGGCGCGCGGGATCATCCCGTGGGAGCAGATCGACCAGATGATCAGCACCAACATCACGTTGCCGTTCAGGCAGCCGGCGCTGTTCCTGTTCGACGGGATCGGCTACGGCGGCGGCAAGACGCAGTATGAGCGGCGCGGCCGCGGTATGCCGGCGAAGCGCGTGCTGATGCGAACCATCGTCGTCTACGCGCAGTTCCCCGGCGCGGGGACGCCGAGCGGCCCCGACGGGACGGTGCCGTCTGGCGGGACTATTTTCGCGCCGTTGGTAGAGGCAGTGGAGAGCGTGCTCAACCAGGTCGACTTCGACAACGCCGCACTCACCCTCGGTGGGCTCGTATCCCATGTGTGGATCGAGGGCGAGTCGCACTGGCTGACGGGAGAGATTTTCCCAAACGGTCAGGGGATGTTTACAATTCCCATTAATATTGTGATACCTTGATCGGGCGCGCCAGACCGCACCACCGCCCTGCGAACCTGAGCGCTCCGCACCACACCACACCAAACAGAGGCCATCCTTCGGGATGGCCTTTCTATTAAGACGCGCGCGCTTATGAATTCCCGCGGCGCGCCGCTGGCTGTAAATAGCAAGGTACCCGTCACCGCCCAGGGGGTGCCATGTCCACGCCGCTCGCCGCCTTCGGTCCAGGCATCCTGATCGCCAGCCGGACCGACATCACCATCCCCTCCCCGGTGAACGTCGGGTTCGTGCAGGAGTTCTCCATCGAGGCGGCCGGCACCACCAAGCAGCTGTTCGGCCAGAACCAATGGCCCCTCGCCGTCGCCCGCGGCACCATCAAGGGCACCGGCAAGTTCAAGTCGGCGGTGATCTCCGGGCTGGCGTGGTCCGCGCTGTTCTACGGCAACGCCGAATCGACGACGAACCAGATCGCGTGGAACGTCGGGTCGACGTTCACGCTGTCCACGGCGTCGACGGCCGCGGTCCAGGTTGGGTCGTCGCTCACCTTCGACGCGGACCTTGGTATCACCTACGTCAACACCGGGTTGCCGTTCCAGCGGGTGTCGACCGGAAACGAGGCGGTTGGCAAATACAGCGTCCAATCGACAAGTCCTGGTCTCTACAACTTCAGCGCCGCCGACACCACGGCCGGCGCGGCCGGCGGGACGTTCGTCAAGATCACCTACACGAACACGACGTCCGTAGGCGGCAACATCCTGGTCACGAACCAGCTCATCGGCTCGACGCCGACGTTCCAGCTCGACTACTACACGAACTTCAACCAGCCGACGTCCAAGCCGTTCGTGGTCCGCATCTTCTCGTGCGTCGCCGCCAAGCATATGATGGCGTTCAAGCTTGAGGACTTCATGATCCCGGAGTTCGACTTCGACCTGTTCGCCAACGCCGCCGGCAACGTCTACTCGATGACGTTCCCAGAGATATCGTGATCCCCGTGCCTGGCGGTGTGCGGGTGAGCGCGGCGGCGGTGTCGGCGGTCTCCTTTTCGGTGGGGTGCCTGCTGCTCACCGCCGCCGCCGTAAACACCCCCGCCACGGTCATGGGGACGTTCCTGGTGGCCGACATGGCCTTGGCCGGCATTGCACTAGCCATCCTCCCCGTTGCCATCCTGATGCCCCCCGTGTCACCCTACGAGCCTCGCATCCTCGGGATACCGAAATGGCTCGTCCGCCGCGTGCTGGGCATCACAAGGGAGGTCGTCGCGGTGAAAGCGCCGGACCACGGAACCGTGGCGGCCGCCCGTCCCTCGACCCCATCGACAATCTGCTGATCGAGGCCGTGCGGCGGGCCTCGGAGTCCGCCGGGCTGAGGGTGTCCAGCCTCATCCTCATCAACGTCCGGGTCGGCCTCATCCTCGGCGCCAGCCGGGAGGCGACGCTCAAGCGGCTCCAGAGCAAGGCGAAGCATAGACGATGATTTTCGTCCTTCCATTCGTGGCGTGGTAACCGATACATTCCCAGCACTGCCACAAGAGGAAGATTTCATGCCAGGAAAGAGGACCGCCAAGATCGTGCTCGACGGTGACGAGTTCACCATCCACGCGTTCAAGATCAAGGAGATCGAGGAGCTGATGGCCATCTTCGGCGGCGGCGATGATGGCACGACCCTCTCGATGAAGGTGCTGCGCCTGGCCATGCGGCGGGCGGAGCCAGCGGCAGACTTCGACGACATGGAACCGACGCTCGACGAGCTAAGCGCGGCGTCCAAGGTGATCCTGGAGCTTGCGGGGATACCGCAAAACCCTCCGGGGCCGGTGGCGACGGCCGGCGCAGCTTAAACGACGCGGAGTTCTGGGAGGACCTGTTCGGGCCGTTCGTCGAGAACGGCATACCAATGAGCGAGGTCAGGGAGATGACGCTCCACGACGTGTCGTTGATGTCGGGATACTGGCGGCGCAACCCGCCGCTGCGGGTCATCGTCGCCACGGTCGCCGCGGCGCTCGGGGTCCCGACGGACAGGTTGTTCCCTGCCAAGACGGTGAAGGACCTGACGGCGAAGGACTTCGACCTGACGCCGAAGAAGGGCCACATGACGTTCGAGCAGTTCGAGCGTCACATGGCCGCGACGGGCGGCAAGATCGACGGCATAGGTCAGGTGGGGTAGCGCGATGGCCGACACGGACGTCCAGGTTAGTTTCGGCGCGAAGACGGACGACATAGACCGCGGTTCCGCCGCCGTGGCGACGCGGATCAACGACATCAAGGGCCAGACCGACGCGATGGCGTCGCAGTTCACGGCCTTCGGCGACACGATGAAGGCCGCGTTCGGCGAGGCGGAGAACACCGTCCTTCACTTCGATGAGACGCTGAAGTCCCTGAACAAGACGATCGAGGCGGGTGGGAACGTGTCGCCCACGTCCGGCATCCTGGCCCTCGTCGGGAAGGCCGGCCCCATCGGCATAGCCATCGCCGCCGTCGCCGCCCTCGTCGAGGGGGTCCACCTGCTCGGCGAGGAGATGATCAAGCTGGAGCAGCGCGCGAACGAGACGGGGGTCTCGATACAGAGGTTCCAACTGTTGCAGTCGGCGTTCAACGCCGCCGGGGTTTCCACCGACAAGATAGCTTCTGGCCTCGACGAAGTGTCCAAGAAGCTCACGAACATCAAGTACGACTCTGGTGACCTGGGCAAGTTCCTCGACGCCAACAACGTCAAATGGAAGGACTCCAAGGACAACGTCATCTCGACGAACGACTACCTCAAGGAGTCCGCGAGGCTGCTCCAGGTCGCCGTCGCCGAGGGCGGCGCGCCGCTGGCGCGCAAGGTCGGCGAGTCCCTCGGCCTGTCGCAGGAGTTGGTGCGCGTGCTGCAGCAGGGACCCGTGGCCTTCGACCTGCTGGTGAAGAAGGCGGCGGAGCTCGGGGTCGGCCTCGACGCCGAGGTGGTCCACAAGGCGGCCCAGTTCGAGAAGGAGTGGAACGCGGCGACCTCCAACATGGCCACCTGGTTCAAGGCTCAGTTGGCCGGGCTCCTCCCGGCCATGCAGGAGTGGGGAATGGCCGTCGCCAACGCCATCAGGTCAGCCTTCTCCACCATCTTCGCGGAGTTGAAGGGGGTCTTCCAGGAGGTCACGGCCAGGTGGGCCGGCGACGTTGACACGTTCGCAGGTCGGTTCGGCGCGGCCGAGGGGTCGATCAAAGCTCTGGCCACGGGAACGGCCCAGCTGTCGGCCTCGCTCTCCAGCTCCGCGAAGTCGGCTGATAGTCTCGGCGGCGAGTTCGAGGGACTCGTCGCGACGGGCAAGAAGTTCGAGGCGATCAAATTCCCGGATAACAAGGACGGCAAGTTCGACCCGACGGCGCTGCGCGAATTCGCGGCGCAGCTGGACGCCGTGAGGGAGAAGTACCAGCTGCTGAAGATCACCGAGCAGACCGCGGTCGACACTTACAAGCAGACGGAGGGGCAGAAGGTCGCGACACTCAGGGAGGCGCTGGCGGCGCGCGAGAAGGCGACCGACGAGATCTTCGCGGAGGAGATAGCGAAGTACGGCGACAATGCCAGGGTGCGGGCCAATATAGAGCGCAATTACCAGAAGGAGATTTTTGAGATCCAGCGTGAAGGACTGAGACTTCAGGAAGAGCAGTTGAAGAGATCGACACAACAGTGGGAATCCATGTTGAGAGGCATCTCAACTGCGTTCACCGGACAACTACGTGGGATATTGCAGGGCACCACGACCTGGGCGCAAGCGGTCAAGAACATCATGCTCGAACTCGTTCTCAAGATCATCGACGAGTTCCTCCTGCTGGCCGTCATCAAGCCTCTGAGCGGCATGTTGGCGTCGGCGTTGGCGGCCCCGTCCGAGATACTGGGCGCACTCATCAAGGTCATCACGAGCATGTTCGGTCCGCTGTTCGCTGGGTTCACGGCGTTCTTCGCCCCCGTGCAGGGGCCGGCGGCGCCCGCCGAGGGTGCAGCGCTGGCGGCCGCCACGGTTGCGGCGGCGACGGCTGCCGTGGCGCTGGACACCGGCACGGACTACGTGCCGCGCACCGGGATGGCGCTCATCCACCAGGGCGAGGCGATCATCCCGGCGTCGGAGAACATAGCTCCGTTCTCCGGGGGTGGCGGCCACTCGTTCAACATCAACCTGTCCGCCGTCGATGTGCCGAGCTTCAACTCGTGGCTCCGCAATGGCGGCGGTGACCGCATGCTGGCGAAGATGATATCTGACATCATGCGGAAGAACCCGACGCTGAGGCCGAGCTACTGACATGAAGCAACGAGGACCATTGTTCGATACCGAATACGATGACCAGGAACCGGTCGCGCGTGCTGGTGCATTCTTGGGTCGATGGACTGCGCGAATCATCTTTGCGTGCTTGGTAGTGGTGGTTGTCTATTTCGTAAGAAGTTTGGGTTAACGACATGGCCCCTCCCATCCTCCCGACGTTCAGGTTCTTCAGCTACCCGGCGAAGCGGTCGCCACTGTGGAGCACGCTGCACCAAATGTCCGTGTCCGGGATGGACAACCCGGTCCCGCTGTGGACCTACAACCGCTGGCAGTACGAGCTGCCGATCAACCTGCTGAACTCCGGCGCGGCGAACTTCCAGAACGCGCTGGCGATCGAGTGGCAGGCGCTCAACGCGTTCTACAATCAGATGCAGGGCTCGTTCGGGGTGTTCCAGTTCCTCGACTCCGACGACAGTTCGGTGACGGACCAGCTGTTCGGCGTCGGCGATGGGACCACGGTAGCGTTCCCGTTGACGCGCACGATGACCGGGGCGGGCGGTTTCACCTGGAACGAGCCGGTGTTCGCGCCCGTCGGCACTCCCGTCATCAAGATCAACACCGTGCCTACCGTGCTGTTCACGCTGGGGACCCAAGGGATGATCACGTTCAACACCCCACCGGCCGGCGGTGCGAACCTGACATGGACAGGGACGTTCCGATGGCTCGTCCGTTTTGACGAGGACAACCTCGACTTCTCGAAGTTCATGAACAATCTTTGGGAAGTGAAAAGTCTAAAATTCACCAGCATCAAGACGCAGAGCAAATGATGGCAGACACAGAATTGTCAGGCGGCAAGATCGTCGAAGGCGACTACCGCGAGATCATGCCCGTGACAGGACAGCAGAGGGGCTATCTTGTCCTGACTGCGAAGGAGCGCGCCAAGGGATTCGTGAGACCAGTACGGCGCACCTATCTCCACAAGACATGTCAAACGACGACGACGATGGCGCAGGACATCGCCGAGACTTATGCGCGCAAGCACACATTCTACAACGGAACGTTTTGCGTCTTCTGCCACAATCACTTTCCGCTCGTTGAATTCGTGTGGGAAGGAACAGACGAGACCGTAGGATCGTGAAATGAAGACGGCCCCGACCGGCCTCGTCACGCTGCTGGGGACCGGGCAGTTCGTCTTCTGCGACCTCTACCAGTTCACGCTCATCACCGGACAAGTTCTCAGATACACGACGGCGGACGTGGACATCACTTACGCCGGCAACACCTACTCCTCGGCGCTGTTCTTCGACCAATCAGGCAGCAAGGCGGTGGGGCACTGGAAGACCGGCCTCGACGTCGACACCTGGCAGGTCTACGTCATGCCGGTCGAGTTCGACCCGGTCACCCTCGCGCCGTTCCCCATCAAGATAGGCAGCACGGGGTGGCTCGCGGCGGTGGCCGCCGGGGCGCTCGCGGGAGCCCAGGTGGACATCCACCGGGCCTACTGGGCATCATGGCCCCAGCCGTGGCAAAGTCCACTGGCGGCCTTCTCTGGCGGCAATGACGGCTTTACGAAGGTTCTACTTCACCTGGATGGATCCAACGGATCGACGACGATCACGGACGAGAACGCTGGAGGTTCCGCGCACACGTGGACGGCGGCAGGCAACGCGCAGATAGACACGGCGCAGAGCAAGTTCGGCGGAGCGTCCGGGCTGTTCGATGGGACCGGTGATTGGGTCTCGACTCCGGACAGCACGGAATTCACGCTTGGGTCAGGCGACTTCACCGTCGATTGCTGGTTCAACTGCACCGCCGCTGGCGGGACGACACAGAGGTTGTGCGGGCAACGCGTGGACGCGGCCGCGGCGAACACGTCATTCAGGATCGAGAGAAACACGTCGAACGTGATCACCGCCGGCGTCGGCGTGGGTGCAGCCCTGCCGCAAGTCAACGGGACCACCCAATTCACAGATGTGCTGAACACCGGGTGGCATCACCTAGCGTTCGTTGGGGTTGGCGGCGTCCTGAAGTTGTTCATCGATGGAACGCAGGAGGGTGGCAACGTATCGATCGGAGGTTCTGTCAACGACGTGGCATCTGCGCTGGGAGTCGGGGCAGAGGGGGGACTGACGACGAATTCATGGACTGGATGGATCGATGAGTTCCGCCTAAGCATTGGCGTCGCGCGCTGGACGGCGAACTTTACGCCGCCGACAGAAGAGTATTCAGGGACGTTCGTCATCGTCGACTACTTCGCCGGCCGCGTGGCCGCGGTCGATGTGATGCGCAACCAGGCCGTCGTCTCCGTCAACTCGTGGCTGGACCAGTTCCAGATCATGATGCCGCGCAACCTGTGGCAGGCGGCGTGCCGGTGGACGCTGTTCGACGCCGGCTGCACCCTCAGCCAAGCCGCATTCACGACCTTCGGGGCGGCGCTGGTGGGGACAACTCAGTCGCAGGTCGTGACCATCGGGTTCGGGGCTCCGGCGGGCTACTTCGCGCTGGGGCAGATCGTGATGACCAGCGGACTGAACACCGGGTTCCGCCGCATGGTGAAGTCGTTCGACGGGACGACGCTGTTCCTCATCGCGCCGTTCCCGTTCACGGTGGCGGTCGGGGACACGTTCCAGTGTTTTCCAGGATGCTCAAAAACACTTGCTGTCTGCACGAACACTTTCAATAATGCGGTCAACTTCGGAGGAACTGATTTGGTGCCCCGCCCCGAAACTGCGGTGTGAAATTCCATGAAATTCAAGCCTGGTTATAAGCGCACCAAAGAGGCAGAGGAAAAACGCCGCCTAGGCGTGAAAGCTTTCTGGGATTCTCTTACGTTCGAACAGCGCTCTGCCATGGCGACGGCGCGCAACAACATCGCATGGGCTCGACGCTCCCCGAAGGAACGATCAGCGATAGGCAAGAAGATCGCAAAAGCGCGCGAGCGCAACTTGTCACAGGAACGGCGCTCCGAGATTTCTAGTCAAGCCGCGCTGGCAGCCGCGGCTAAGCCAGGCGCTCAATCCAGGCTTTCATCTCAAGTCAAGAACTGGTGGGCATCGCTGACGCCAGAGGCGAAGGCTGATTTCGTGAACCGACGTGCTGAAAAGATTGTCGCGGCATGGGCCGCGAGATGAACGCCACCGAACTCGCCCAGCGCCAGCGTGTCGTCACCATCGCACACGAATGGCGGGGGACTCCGTACCGCCACGGTGTCCGCATCAAGCAGGTCGCCGCCGACTGCACGTTCTTCGCCAAAGTCTACGAGGAGGCTGGCCTTGTCCCAGAGGTACCGATTCAGTGCTACTCGTCGAACGCCCATCTGCATCGCGCGTCTGGGCAGTACCTCATCCACATCCGCAAGTATGCCCACGAAGTGGAGCGTGACCGGGTTCGGCCCGGTGACATCGCGATGTTCCACATCGCGCGGGACTTCTCGCACGGCGGAATCGTCAACGCCCACGACTGGCCCGAGCACGTCAAGGACTTCGAGCAGGCGGTAGGGTGGCCGTGGATCATCCACGG